CCTGGTATATAAATATTCTGTTTCATACTACTTTCCTTTCTTTTCAACGAATATTACATTCTTGCCATCAGAACGATTTCTTGCACAACAAGAGCCATAAACCTGAGGCTCACAGCACCCTCCGTTTTTTACGGTAAAAACGCATCCCAAGCAATCATCATTAGATGCTTCTTCCACTACGAGCACAATTTGCTCACCTACCTTATATTCCTTCATTGCTCACATCCTTTCTGCTTTGGGAACAAATCATCAATGTAGCACCAAGATTTCCATCCAGCTCTTTCGCCACCAAAATGAGAAATAATATTTTTTACACAGCTAACCTCGTATGTTACTATCAAACCATCATTGCGCAATATTAAGCATTTCCCATATTGTACTTTTGGCTCCTCGCTATCAGGATGCCACAGACCCTTCAAAAACTCTTGTATTGCCCAGTGAGAACCTTCCTTGAAGCCTTCTTCTATGAGCATAGCTTCTGCCTTATTGCAATCAGTTACTTCACTGTACCTTTTTGCCTTTTCTTCTATCTTCTTTTCGTCTAGCATAATCAAAAAATTATTCTATATGGTTTACCTTTTAAAGATGGTCGTTTCTCTTCTACAAATTTCAAGAGGTCTTCGTAATTAATCAGAAACAATGGGCAGTACTTGTACTTTAGGGTACAGATAAATCTGCCATTGAGCATGATGTCGAGAAATATGGCTTTCATCGCTTGTTTCATAGCTTTCCTCCTTTCTAGTATTTATATCCGTGCTTGTAATCTCTAGTCTCGTTGTACTGCATCTTTAGCTTGATGTGCTCCATCAATGGGATGCCGAGGTGCTTGGCTAGGGCGAAGACCATACAGAGGGTGTCTTGGAGAAGGCCTATGACTATCCAAGATGGACTATACTCTAACTCGGAAAGACTGATGCTATTGCCAATGATGTAGTACAGACCTCTTGGTAAGTCGAAATGGTCTTTCTGACACTTGATGTAATGAACGCTGAGACGATTGTATATCTGGGCGTCGGTGAGGTATTCTATTTGCATAATAGAGTTGTACCAGCCCAAGAGGGAGAGGATGCGGATGGCGATGTCGGCAAACTCGGACTCTACCGTGCCTTCCAAGAATTCCTCGTAGGCGATTTCCTTGGACTTTGACTTTCCGAGACCTTTGTAGTATTGGGTGATGTCGGCATGGAGGTCTCTGCGGTCTGCCTGGACAGCTTCTGCCATCTCTGTGATGATGAGCATCATTTCGGTGGGTACGTTGGTATCATCTGTGTAGAAGCCTTGTGCCTTGGCGGTCTCGTAGGCTCTTTTGGATAACTCGATGATTTGCGCTTGTGTGATTTGGAGTGATTCTGTATTCATAATGTGTAATTTTTAATGTTTATTGTTTACTTTGTTGCTGATAGTGAATGCCATATCGTTGAGGGTGCGATGCCATTGTAGCTTGCCCTCGCTGCATAGCTCATTGATGGCTGCATAGGGGGTGTGGCATCCACGATTGATTATCTCTGAGGTGAGGACGTGGGGCGGTACGATGTGCGCTGCCTCACGTTCGCTTTGTAGCTCTCGGATGATAGCGAGTATCTTTTCCTTCATAGGGCGATGGTAAGAATGAAACGTGTGTAACCTCGGACTGAAACATTAATTGCTCCAACATTCCGTTCATATCCTGCTGATACCATAGGTTGTCGTGCATCGTTCCGATGATTGGCTTGCCTTTGTACCAGAGCACAAGGGTCTTGTGGGTGAAGAGTTGGCGGTGCGCTCGGCTGATGCGCTTGCCTACCTTGATATATCCGAAAATGTCCATAGGCTAGAAGAGTGATAGCTGACCTGTCTTGTCGTGGTATGGCTCTCCATCGGGGAAGAAGAGTTTCTCGAACATGGCGGTCATGCAGTTGGCTACTATTGAGTTGCCTGCAAGGGCATAGAGTTTGCTCTTGCAGATGATGGGTGAGCCATCCTTCTCCTGAGCAAGGAGAAGGTCTATGTCCTCATCGTGGACTCCCATCAGACGAAAGCAGTCCCTAGGGGTGTACTTTCGGATTTGGATGGAGTATTTGTTTCCGTTTGGTGCATCGTAAATTAATTCTTTCTTCATCATGGTTACGAATGTCATATTTGCTGTATCAATGTTTGTCTTGATGGTAGGGGTGATGCCTTGTGAGACCGACTGATTGTAAAGGTCTAGGACTTGCCCTCCTACATCTGGCTTGACCCTTCCTGAGAGGAGAAGGGATTTCATTCGGGTGCCTCCTGTTATCATAAGCGATGGATGATTAGAAACATTGGGATGCAGTTGCCTCCGTGTCCCATGGCAGAGTTGATGGTGGGGGAGATTCCCTTGATGGAATAGACTCTGTTCTGCTGCTCAAATCTGCCTGGGATATTGAGGTCGGCTAGCTTTATAATTTTGTCGCACATTTCATATTCTCTTGATGATTAACACTGCGTTGGCGGCTCTGCCATCATCGTGAATGTAGTTGGCGAAACCTGCCTTGTAGTAACTGGCTCGGATGCTGCGTGATTGCCCCCCATATCTGGATTGATAAGTAACTTTTTCATTTTATTCTCTTGATTATCAGTACCCCCCCTTAGGGAAGTGGTTAACACCCAAGAGATTGGCGATGCTTATGCCTGCTCCAAACGATGAGGTGATGGTGGGGCTGCATCCGTCAGCGGTCTTCGGGATTGAAATCTTCGGGGTAGAGGGTCTTGATGCTTTCATTGATGTCGGTCTTGGTGAGATACTTTTCTAGGAGTTGCTGAGAGAGGAAATACTCTGGCGGCACATCGTCTTCCAAGATGTCCTCTACCGTGGTATCTAGCTTTATCGGTGATGGAAAGTGATACGCTGGGTAAGGGTCGGTGTCTGTGCGAAGGATGGAGATAACGAAAATACGCTCCCTATTCTGTGGGATGCCATAGTCCTTGGCATTGAGCACCTTGTAGAAGGAGGTGTAGCCGAAGCTGTCTAGGTCTTGGAGATAGCGGAAGAAGTACTTGCGCATTTTCTCGGTGAGGAGGCCTTTGACGTTCTCCAGCATGATGTACTTAGGATGCTTGACTTGCAGCATTCTCTTCTCCTGAAAGATAAGGGATGAACGTGTGCCACTACCTTCTTCTGCTCCTTGGCGAAGACCGGCATTAGAGAAGTCTTGGCAGGGTGAAGACCAACTGATGAAATCGAAGTCGGGTACTTGATGCCAGTCGATGAGGGCTACGTTGCCGAAGTTGGGTGCATCCCATCCGTGGAGTAATCGGTAGGCTTGGATTGCCGAAGGCTCTATCTCGGAAAAGCCCACTACCTTGAAGTCGAAATCGGGGTGGGTCTCTTTGAGGTATTTGAGGGCTAGCGATTGACTTCCATATCCTGCAAATGCCTCGAAGACTCGCAAGGGGTGGTCTTTGGTGTACTTGTTTGTTGGTATCATATCGGTAAATGGTTTGGGAGTTTATGGATGCCAAAGGATTCCGTACTGCTGGAGATAGCCAGTCTTGTAATAGTTCTCTAGCGACTTGCGTGCCAACGAATTAGGATTCTTCTTCACGATGTTGACGATGCCCAAGAGACGATTGCGCTCTTCCTCAAAAGTCTGACCTGTCTTTTCCTTTTCGATGTTGACCTTGGTCTTCTGAATGAGTTGGGCGGTAGTGGATGGCTGCTCGTTGGTAGGAGAAGGCTGGGTGGTAGGTGGGGCTGGGGTGATGCCGACTAGCTCGTCTTCCCATCCTCTCTGATTGAGGAAGGTCTGGAAGTTCTTGCGATACTGCTTGTCGGGCTGAGACAAGACGTAGGCTGGGATATACTCGGTAGCAGCCTTACGGTCTTTGAGGGGCATGGAGTTCCATTTCTTCTCTAGCTTTTCCTTGCAGCCTACCTTCTTCTGATAGAGATTCCAAGCATTCTCGAAGGTGTATTCGTCCTTGACTTCCTTAGGCGGTGGGGTAACTTTGTAGCCTTGTGATTCGAGAATGTCAACCATCCATTTGGTTAGTTTCTCGTTGTCTTTTTGAGATTCCTCATGAAACTCATCAAATTTAAGTTGTTTCAACTTATCGATTACTCTCTCACCACATATTATAAGTTTCTGTTTCATAGTTCTCCGTTTAAATAGTCATTGGTTGCTTTGATAAACTCGTCTATGGTTCGGATGATGATATACTTGCCTCCGTGTCGCTCCACCTCGAATTGGAATACCTTCTGTTCGGGGGACTGCCTGCCCTTGGGTGTCTTGTTTTCTATGCAGAGAAATCCATATTGAGATGTGCTGTGGAGGAGGAGCATATCGCTTGCGCCTGGCAGAAGACCTTCTTCTTTGAGCCATTCGGTCTGTCGGGCGGTGCGCTTCTGACCATTCGGCACGGCAAAGAATACACCAGAGAGGTCTGGGTGTGCCCCTCTGATGTATCTTACCTCTGCTGCTTGCAGATTGTGCTCATCGTAGGATGAACGTCTGCGTACCTTTGCATCCTCTTGCTGGAGGAATGCTTTGATTTCAGCGTATGTTGCCATATTACCACTTGGTGTTGAAGAGGTCGGCAAGAGACTGCTCGCCCATGATGTCGATGGCTTGCTTTGCTAGTTCCTCAGTCTTGAAATAGACTGAGCCTTCATTGCAGTTGGTATTGTGTACTACACCATAACCACCAGAGAATGGCAAACGAGAAATGCAAAACTTTGGTGTATCGTCCTTGAAATTAGGATGCCATCCATTGTTGAGCCAGATGGCGATATTCTGCAACTTGTTGAATTCCATCAGTCGCTTGACCTGTGCCTCTGAGTTGCAGTTGAAGAGACAATCGAAATCAGTTTCGCACTCATACGTGTTGACTGATTCTGATTCGTTAATGGCATCTACGTTCCAGTAGTAAGTGTTAACACCTTGGTACAACTCCTTGGCGAGTTGGTAGTAGGCAGCTGGTGTAAACGTGTTTTTATGCTCTTCATCGCCCTCCACCTTCTTGTAAATCATCGGCTTGCCATCCTCGCTGATGAATACCTCTAAGCCTTCGGGAATCGTCAACTCTACGGCTGTGCCATCGGTAGGGATGATAGTACCTGTCTCCTGATGATTGTCTGATACTTGACGGATGCCACTGAATGGCTTGTCTTTGGCAGACTTTAAAGCATCTCCAAGGGCTGCTCCTAATATACTGAATACTGCCTTTACAGCTTCAAGGTCTGTTACTTCGTGGTTATGCTCTCTGCGCTGATTGCGCTTGTTGTTTCTGCGTGTCATAATCTAACTATAATTTTTTAAGATGTTATTGAATTGTTCTTCTGATACTCCATCGGCTACCAATATGGTTAGGATGGTATCAAGAACACGATTGTAGACTTCATTGAAGGCTGGCTCATCCATCTTGGCAAAACTGATACTCTTGGCTCTCTCCAAGAACTTCTGACCATTGAGGTCGAAGACTGGCTCACTGAATCCTGAGACGATGAGCAACTGCTCTCGGAATGCCTCCTTGGAGCGTAGGTTGGTGCGCTGCTGCTCGGTGAGACAGTCCCAAGCGGCATTGATGAGGGCGAAGAACTTGCGGTGAAACTTGACGTTTCGGGGCTGCACTATCCTCGCCTTGACCACTGAGCCTACCTTAATCTTCTGTAGGTTCTCGTAATCTTCATCGCTGTAGGCTTGGAGGCCAAGAGATGTTCTGACAAGATGGATTTCCATACCTTATGTAGTTTTAGAATGGGAGTGTGCCATTTACTGGCTGACCACCACTAGGTTGAGGCTGCGCATTAATCGGCTGACCTGCGGCATTGACGTTAGGAGGAAAAGGCTGACCGCTAGGCTGTGGCTGGGCTGCTGGCTGCTGATAGCCATTGGCTGGTTGCATACCGACTGCGCTCTGATAGGTCTGACCTTGTGGCTGCTGATGGATAGGTTGTGCGCCTGGTCGCTCCACCTTCCAGCAGTCTAGCTGATTGAACCATCGTCCGTCTTGGGCTTGGTGTGCCTTTGGCGAGATGTGGGCGGTGATGATTTCACCTAACTGGATGCCGAACTGCTGCAACTTGTCTGAGCCATATACTTGGAATACGGCTCTTGATGGGTACTGCTGATTGAGTTCCTCTATCACGAAATTTTGAGAACACCACTGGGTGCCTCGCTGCGATGTGCCTTGTTGATAAGGCTCTACGGCAATAATCTTACCTGTGAATTGAATGTTCATATCTTATTCTTTTTTAAGTGTGATTCTGATTGATGGCTTGGTCTCGGTCTCCTTCAAGTAGTGCTCGTAATGGTCGGGCTCGGTGTCCTTGAATAGCTTGGAGTCGAAGGTCTTCTTCTTGGAGGATGGTACATAGGAGTAGCTGGCATAGGAGGTCTTGATGCTCTTCTGCTTGTTTTGCTCCATCAACTTCATGAGTTGTGCCTTGACATCTTCCTGACGCATTTTGATGGCATCCAGCCTAGCGGTGAGAAGGAGATACTCTTGCTCTAGTGCCGAGAAATGTTCGGGTATCTCCACTTCGTAGCGGTAATGCTCATCGCCATTGAGGTAGGCTGAAATAAGGTCTTCTATCTTGCCATCGTCCACTCGGGGTAATGGCTGGAACTTGCTCTGACCATTCTTGAACCACATACAGACTAGCTCCTTGACCTTTAAGTCTGGGTTCATCTGCTCGAACCATCGGGCATAGATGGATAGCTGTAGGGAAACGTTGTCGTAATGGAGGGTGGAGGTGGTCTTGTAGTCCACCAGATAGATGTTGCCATCGCTGTCGGCAAAGACTCCGTCTATGGCACTGGCGAAATGGGTGAAGTCGGTAACGAGATACTCGCTCTCTACGTGGTGTAGGTCGTAGGCGAGTAGCATCGAATGGAATGCCTTTATCTCCTCGGTAGGGTTGGGGTATTTCTTGATGTCGGCATCGTAGAGGGTACAGAAGAGTTCGAATGAGTTGTGTATCATTCCTCCTCGCTCTGCTGCCTTCATCAGGACGGCTTCGGGTATATCCTTATAGGTGTCGGGGAAGGCTCGCTTGATGAGCGTTCCTGTGATGCCTTGTAGCTGCTTATCGCCTAGGGTGTAGGTGTGGGCGGTCTCATCGAAGACTACCTTGCACTTACTAAGGGTGATTCTATTTGTTGCTGTTGTCATATTCCTAGTTCCTTTCTTTTAGTGGATGCTGCTTGCATGAATTGTGGGTTGGTGGTGAGCGGTGCGTAGGTTTGCATTACCCAGACCATCTGGTCTTTTGTGGTGCATCGGCTCAGGTAGCCCAAGGCCTCGTTGATGTCGTTGGGGTTGTACTTCTGTGCGGTGGCTGGCTGGGCGGTAGGCTGTGGTTGGCCTCCCTGCTGGTGCTGTTCCCCTACATTGGTAGTGTCGCTGTCTTGGTTATCATCAATGGCGAATAGACCATTGAGGGCGTACTTTCTAGCGTAGGATGATGAGGCTCCAGTAATCTGACTGCCATCCATTCCCTTCTTGGTCTCTTCCTCTCGGGCGAAACCTGTAGTTGTTTCGGTCTCTCCCTTGCCATTCTTGATGGTGGCGGTGGCTTTCACATAGATGCGATTGCCTACCATTACTATATCATCGGTAATGACTAGGGTACAACCTTGCTCGGCAAGGAGTGGTTTTACTGCTTCCAAGATGTCCTCTGCCTTGCGGTACTTGTAGTTTCCGAAGCGGTTGAACTGCGACTTCGGTGCTTTCAGCTTGGACTGAATCGTTATAAGTTCTTTCATACCTTATGTATTATTGGTGATTACTCGTATTTCCACTGCCATTCTTGGCAAGTGTACCCTGACTTAGGGTCTTTCTGTGGGTTGTCGCAAAAGTCGTATATGAGACAATCGTGGCAATCTCCTCTGCTACGTGCCATAAGCGATAATGTTTTTGAGATTAATAAAAATCCTCCACTATTCTCACGAACCGTGGAGGTGTGCATAAGCAAAATGTATTTGGTTTGTGAATTGTATGTACTAAATGAAAAGGGAGCACGTCCGAAGGCTTTTGATTCCCATTCGTGCTCCCAAGGAATGACATTCCTACGTGAGCTTTCAACTCCATCACTCCTTTAGTTCCCTTCTGCATTCCATTGGAGGCTTAGGACTCCCAGCACTAGTAATCGCATACATCTGATGATGATGAAAAAAGAATTATCCACAGTTAAATATCTATTCTAAAATCATGGCTATGTGCTGGCTGCATTAGAACCTTTGATTGTAGTTGTGCGCCTCGGCTCATTGATGCTACCTTATCATATAAGGGTCTCGGCATCGAGTCTGCTTCATCACAAGTGAACTCCAAGTTGTTCCCAATTCCACCTGTAGCGGTGTAGGTATTGACTTGCTACTTCCACGACTATGCACCATCTGTAGTTAATGATGCTGCTTTTGGCTACGTGTACCTCTCTAGGAAGGTTTATCCTATCCGATATAATGCCTCGGAATCGGGCGGTGGGGCGCAAGGTTGGACTCGAACCAACGACCAGCGAGATGGGGTAATCTCTTGCTCTGACCTTCTGAGCTACTTGCGCTGTCTAGTTTCAACTATAAATTATGAATGATATTTGTGGGGACTGGGAGTAGCAAACTCCAAAAATCACTGCTGTACCGAACGAGACTCTCGTCTCTAGATATTTGACAAATAACGATATAATAACTTAACACTAAGATTGCTGGATTCAATCCCCTTGTATCTTTACTCTCCGACTTCTCGGAAGTAGTTTCTCATTTCTCTGACTGCCACTGCGAAGGTAACGATGCTGAGAACTAACATGATGTTTGCGAACATATTCTTTATTATTTATGGGTTACACAATAGGCTTCTGCCTCTGATTCTATCTCCTGCTGGCTGCTGATGCGATTTTGCAGCATCCAGTCTTCTAACTCACTCTTCTTGAAGTAGACCAGACCCCTGCGTGGCTTGTACGTTGGCACTGCGTGGTCTTGTATCATCTGCTTCACCGTGCGTGGTTTCATTCCTAGGAGAATGGCTGCCTCCTCTATGGTGAGGACTTGCTTCGTATTGATGAGCACATATTTCTCTATTCGGGAGAGTGTGCTCTGTATTTCTTCGTTCATAGGCTCATACGAATTCGATGGTTTGCTGGGTAGGGCTGCTGGCTGTGGGCTTTGTCGGCTCTGGTCTATCAGTGCCCTTATCTCTGGGAGTGCATTCCTGCTCTATCAAGGGGAGAATGCCCTTCGCTTTGAGTGCATCGTAAAGGAAGATTCTTCCCTTCGTAGTCCACTCGGTGTTATACTTCACATCGTGCTGACCATTGGAGCGAACGATGTCTACTGCTCGGCTGTGGACGTATCCACCCTGCAAGAACTGAGCGTACAATATCCACTGACCTCTCATCTTGTACTGGATTCGCATACTCTCCAGTTCCTTGTTGAGCCTCATGGCACTCATTCCGTAGTCCTGTGCTATCTGGGTGACGGTCATTGTGGCGGTGCTCTGCAAGATTTGGTCGTAGTAGCTTACCTTAGGGAGCATCTCGGTAATCTTGTTGCCTAGCTCAGCGTTAGTCTTGCTGATAGTGATTATCTCTTGCTGCTGCTTTTTGTTCTCCAAGGCTAGCTGCTGTCGCTCTTCCTCTACCTTGACCAGAGATTTGAGAGCTTCGAGATAGTTCTGAGGGACGGATGGCTTGCGGTGTGCCTCCTCCAGTTCCTTCCATCGTTTGATGAGTTTGGCTCTCGCCTCGTCATTGAACTTGGTGGCGATGTAGAGACACTCTTCCTTGTCTAAGTTGTAATAAGGTGATAGCTTGTGCCCACCATTATTTGTTTCAACTTCTTTTTGCATCAGCGCAAATTTGCGCCCTTGCACTTTCTCCCAAGCTGGCTCCATGTTTCGGATGGCTCTCATTACATCTTTGTGAGCCTTGCCAGTAACCTCTGCGATTTGTAGCGATGTCATTCTATCGTTGGCATCCTCTACGATTGTTTGAAGTTCATTCATATTTTAACCTCCTATTAAAATCGGGGCGGAACTGCAAAAAGTAAAAGTGACAAATTTTTAATTTTATACATTATTATGTGTTCCGTTGCCCGATTGTTGTTTTATTTAAGTACCTTTGCAGGTGACAAATTTTTAATATTCCTTTTAATACATTTTATTATGCAACAAAAGATTTATGAACACCACTTCAAAGTGGGTGAGAATGGAACTATCGAAGATTTAAACCTTGATAGCCTCGTCCAAGAAGCAAAGAATGAAGGTTTTACTGTCAAACAGATTTCAACTTGCTACTCAAACAAGTATTACCCAAGTAATAAGGATTATGATTCCTATATCCATATCTTCTTACTTGCTGAGAAACCATAAGATTTCTTTTGCTTTAGACAACCACTTTGATTTATCTTTATCAGATTTTTTATAGTAAGCATCAAATGCTACACTTAATCTGATTCTCCACTCCCACAATGGAGCTTCATATATCCAGTTGAATATCTCTTCAAACTCTGGGCATGAAGCTCCATAGTCTTTATATAGAATTAATCTCAACTTCTTTCTAAAGAATAACCTCTTAATCATATCCGATTACATTATTAGTTGAACACTACCTTATCGGTCTTCACTCCTCCGAACTCATTCAAGGCATCCTGTCTGATTTGTTCGGCTTGCTCGCTTTGACTTCTAAAACCTAGAGCGTTGTAGATGGTTTCTCTTCGGCAACCATACCTCTCGGCAAGTTTTTTTCGTCCTTCAAGCGGCACTTTGATAATTTTTATCTTTTTTGCTTGCATATATCAATTATTTTATTTATTTTTGCAACCAACAAATGAACAACTTGTGGTTTACGAGTGCAAAGGTAAGCAAATCCGCCTAATTATCCAAATGTTTCTTTGGAAAAGTTATCCCGATTTGCATAGTTTAATGATGGTTTAAAAATGTGAATTGTATGGAAGTAACTGTAGCACAGAGAATTAAGTCATATATCGACGATAGGCTTATTTCATTAAATTCTTTGGCGAAAACGCTGAATATGAATCAGTCTACTGTTTTAAGACAAGTAAAGGGTGAGCAAACTTTGTCTGCTAACCTAGTAGAGTCATTCTTGAATGCTTTCCCTGATGTATCAGCAGAGTGGGTTATGCGTGGCGAAGGTGAAATGTACCTCAGCAAGTCATATAGTTTGGTATCTCCTTCACGTATGAAGGATGAGCCAATGTTGGCTACTGACCCAGTACAGGTGGCATCGGAATCAGTATGGAAGGCTAAGTACGAGGAGTTAGAGAAACGCTACGACCAGCTATTGTCTATCCTAGGCGGTGGTGTGCGCCAAAGTAAAGTAAATGTCGGATAATTAAAATGTGGTGAAGTATGAAAAGATTATTATTTATTCTATTAACGTTTGTGTCATTATCTATGGCTGCACAAACTGTTTCTGTAAAGGAAAAAGCTGCGGTTAGACAACAGTATATCAATTTCTGCAAGGAACTAAATCAACAGCTTCCTGCTCAGGTTGATGAAATAACCACGCTTAACTCTATTGCTTTTATGAACTGGACTATGACGGCAACTTACTCAGTAGATATAGATTCAAATGATGTGTCTTCTGAGGACATGGCGATGTTTAAGAGTGCAATGCAATGCACGATGCTTTCAAGGAAATGGCAAGTAAGATGTTCGCTAGCGGTTCTTATCAAGTATCTCGTACTAAGTTTAAGGCATTAATGAAAGCTGTAGGTTTGAAGTTTAGGGCAACGTATAAGGATGCCTATAGTAATTTTATGTTTTCGGTTTTGTTAGATTATACAGATTTTTAAGTTATGAATAAAGGTTTATATTATTTGATTCTAGTAGTGACATTTATTGCTTTATGGGCGATAATGATTACATTGTTCGTTGTGATGGAAGAGTTTGGCTATAAGCCAGGCCCAGTATTGTTTTGCTTGGGATTCTCGATTATATTTGGTGTGGTTGGTGGTATGAAACCTTGGTTGAGGAAGAAACTAAAAAAATAACTTTCCACCTAGCAAAAAATATTTTCCCAACTAGCAAAGAGAAATGGCAATAACTAACGAACAGAAACTGTATGTGCTGCTGAAATATAAGAAGAGCCGAACAGAAAATGATGAGCAAATTATCTCTATATTAAAAGAGAAGGCTCAGTTAGGTAAAGAAAACATCAAGGATGCAGATGAAGAGTGTTGCAAACAAGGCTGGTTGTCTTTAATTCATCACGTTGATGAACTTGGGTATACGACAAAATGTTACCATACAGTAGAGTTGTCTGAGTCTGGGTTGTCTTAGATAGACAAGTTTTGGCGAGAATCCAAGTATAACCCTAGGAATGTCTTGAAGGCTAGAATTATAAGATGGTCTTCCGTTGTTACACTACTGCTTACTGCATTGTGCAACTATGAAGGTCTATGGCGATTATTAAAACGAATAATAGCCATATTATAGTTCTGAGATAGCTTTTTATATCCTTTATATCGTCTTCATTCATAAGCAAAAAGTTTTTTGTTTTAACAGAGGCAAAGTTACGACTTTTTCCTGATAGTCGGATATGATTTACAAAGTTTAACCCCTAGAGGTATCGGTTAAGACTGCTTCTTGGGGTAAACTTGGGGTAAACTTGGGGTAAAGTTGGGGTAAAGTTGAGGTAAACTTGGTATAGACCTGGCACGTAGAAGGTCTAGTCTTTATCAAAGAACTTGTCTATTAGCCCCATTGCCTCGTCCTTCTTCTTGTCTACTATCTTGGCATAAATCTCGGTGGTGGATATTCGGGAATGACCTAGTAACTTGCTGGTGGTGTAGATGTCCGCTCCTAGCGTTAGCATCATCGTGGCGAATGTGTGCCTGGCAGTGTGGAATGAGATGTGCTTGGTGATGCCTGCCGACTCAGCCCATCTCCTGATGTGTAGGTTGAGGTTGGGAAGGCAGACAAGTCCCTCGAACACCAGCTTTCCCTTGCGCTCTGGTAGCCAGCTCACAGCTTCTTTGGATAGCGCATAGGTGATGTTGCGTTGTGTCTTCTGCATCTTCTTCACCAGTCTGTATGTGGTAGTGCCATCCTCGTTGGGATATTCCTCTATGTCAGACCATTTCAGTTGGCGAATGTCGGATATGCGCAATCCACTGAAACAAGAGAACATGAAGGCTTTCTTTGATAGTGAATACTTCGTGTCCGTGGATGCCATCTTCTTAAGTTCCGTGATGTCTAGGTAGACTCGCTCGCTGTCGGGTGATTTTATCTTGTCGGTGGAGTCGATAAGGTCTATCGGGTTCTGCGGCATTACCTCGTCCCTCACGGCTTTCTTAAGCATCGTGTTGAAAAGGGTGAAGTACACCTTCTTGGTGACCTCGCTCAGCTTCTTGCCAGTATGCTTGCTCACTGCCTTGGTCTTAAGGTAATGGATGAAACCCTCGCAAAACTTCTTGTCTATGGATGCCATCGTGGTCTTCTCTCCAGCATATATCAAGATATGTCGCTCCACATTGTTGATGGTGTTGACGTATTCCTTGCCCCTAGTGGTCTTCTCCTTGTACTCACGGAAGGACTTTATCCACTCGGTGAAGAGTATCTTGCAAGGCTCTTTCCTGACGATGATGCCACTGCGGTTCTGTGTCAGTTCCACGATTTTCTTAGCCTGCATAGCTTTGATGAGGCGCATGGTCTCCTTGTTGGCGATAACTGCCGCTTGCTTATCTTTTCCCTTTTCGGGTAGCAGATAGAGCTTCGGGTATTCGTAGTATCGCCTTCCATTGATTCTGTATGCAAGGTATAGACTAGTCTTTCCGCTTGCCATTAGTCTTTCCCTTATCTGCACGATTTCCTTCTCTTTCATAGGCTTTCTTTTGTTGTTCGGCTGCAAAGTTAAGCATTTTATCTGAAACGACCAAATTTTAGCACCCAAATAGCACCCAAATAGCACCCAAAAATATGTTTGCGAATGTATTTCGTATGTGCCTAAAATGTGTTAAATAGATATATTGCATAATATGTAACGCTTTGTGTATCAGTACATTTGGAATACATTTGGAATACATTTGAATACAATATAGAAAGTATATGAAATGTTTTTGTATAATATGCGCATAGACTGCCCGTGAGGGTGGTCTATTTGCTTGTATAATAGATAGTTATGGATTAGAATACTTTGTTTATATACATCTTTAGCACCCGAATAGCACCCAAGGAAAGTTATAAATCTTTAATTTTATGGGTGCTTAAGTTTTAGTCTGTAAATTTCCATACAACACTCTCATATTACTTTAACCTATATTAACATTGTGTCCGAATGTGTTTCGTTTGTGTTTCGTTTGTATCTCGCTTGTATAATAGTAGAAGATTTTACATTTTTTTACATTTGGTGGTTTTAAAAAATGCTTCTATCTTTGCATCGTCAAAGTTACGGTTGACCTGACTAAAGTAGTCCTCCTTTCAGGGGCTTTGCCCCACGAAATATGAACCTCTGAGTTGTAGCCGTAACCTACACTTGGGGGTTCTTTTTTTATACTCCCAAGTAAGACAAGTCGAACCGAGAAGAAGCGCAAGCCAACGCACCGCATCGGCAGACTATAAATCCGCAAGGTGGAAACCACAAGGCGAACAGCAGGGCTAGTCAAGCACAGAAGGCTGGTGGAGCAGCAGTAACGCTGATAACTGTGCTGCATCATCATAGTTACTTAGAGATGATGTATGAGGGGATTCCTGAAAAAGTGTCAGTCACCCATAAGCCTTTACTCATGCGTAAGCGTGGGTAAGGGGCTTTCAATCGGTTCAAACCGTTCCCCTATGTAGTCTTTGTTTAGTTGAAAATATTAATAAAAATATATCGTTATGGAAAAAGAATATTATCTACCTACGCGCGAAGAGTTTAACGCATACGTGCATAAGGAAGGTTGGGATGGTTGGTCAGACGAACTTTGGAATGAACTCCAAAGAACAAATTGGCTCACCAATAAACAAAAAGTCCCAAAAGGTCATGATTGGAAAATTATGGCAAATGCAAGAAATGGTGCAGTAATGCATAAACTTGGAAAAAAGCATTGTGTTGTGAAAAATCGACCAATCAAGCCTGTTTCTCTAGCGACATCAGACGAGGAATTTCCAGACAACGGCATGCACTATGTAGCTTACACTGATGGCTCTTGTGACAACCTATCGCTAACTAAGGCTGGAGGTGCTGCATATATCATCTTAAAAGATGGCGAGATTTTGAAGATGAAGAATCATGGTCAGCTAAATACTTCGAATAACCGTATGGAGTTGTTGGCTATTATCAGTGCTGTGAATGCTTGCCCAGATGGTGCATATATAGACATCTATACGGATAGCCAGTACTGTATCTTGGTTTTATCGAAGTCGTGCAAGCCTAAGAAGAATCCAGACTTGTATGAACTATACAAAAAATGCGCAGCTCATGTTGCTAGGGTACGTTTTCATTGGGTGAAGGGGCACAATGGAGATAAGTACAATGAAATGGCTGACGAACTAGCCTATGGTGCTTATTGCGACATCTGCGACCAGTATAATATCGAGAAATCTAGAAGACACTAGCTTATGGACACAATAGTAATGAAGGATATTCTCCTGAAAGCAAAGGATGCTATTCAGAGAGGGTGTAATAATCGGGCAAGCTACTTGAATAGTGTGCTCGGTGGTATAGATGAAGCTGTGGATTGGCTGAATGGTGCTGACTTGATAGACCTCAGCAAGGTCTGGCATCAGGCTAAGGATGAACTGCCAGACATTCATGGCGGTCGGTACAATGACTACCTTTGCGTGCATAAGTTCAGCCCTTCTGGTCATACTCATCTGACACATGAGGAGAACTGCCCAGAGTTTGAAGAATATCTAAAGAAGAATCCTGAGGATTGGTGGTGCAATACTTGGGACTTATTGAAACATGAACATAGTGAATTAACTTTTTAGAAAAATGGAAATTTTAAAGACAAACGATTACAGCAAGTTTCATTTCCTTGACTACAATCGTACAGTAGGCAGCAACAAGAGACTGTCTAAAAGTTTAGAAATGGCAGATTTGACATCAGTGTGTCCTATTATTGTGACTCCTGATTATGGTATTGTAGATGGTCAGAATCGCTTTGAGGTCTGTAAGACAAAGGGATTACCAATCTATTATGTTGTTTACACAGGTGATGCAGAAACCGCTATGAAGGCTCTGAATACTTGCTCTCAACCATGGAGACAAGAGGAATGGTTGCAATATTATGTAGCCAAAGGTTTTCAGAATTATGTAGATTTGAAATCTTACATGAAGAAGTACAACCTTCCAATTAGTAATGCCATATTGCTTTTCAGCAATGGTTCAACTAACTCGGCTACATTTAAGAAAGGTAATCTAAACAGACTGGGCAATTATCATGAGGATATAGCAGAGTTCCTTAACGATGTTTCTGCTATATTGCCTAGAGATATTGTAAGATTTCGTGCATTCGTGAATGGTGTAATGCTATTCTTTAACGAATATGGTGATAACAAGAGAAAGGTAGAGAAGTTGAAGAAGAAGATTATGGCTATCACTAAGTTCAACAGAACTGAGGACTATTATAACGCATTTCGTAATTTTGTTAAGTAGATATGGTAAGTAAATCAGCAGAATATTATCGTAGCCATCCTGCTGCCGGAGCACGGAAGGCTGCTTACGACACAAAATTTGAGAGTTCTCCTTCTCAGAAGGCGAAGAGACGTGAATTAGCAAGACATAATGCTGAGCACGATAAGAAGTATGGTGCAGCTTCTAGAAAAGGTATGGATGCTAGCCATACTCGGTCGGGCATCAGGTACAAGCCATCGGCTGTGAACCGTGGTAGTAAGAGCGATATGCCTGGAGACAGAAGGGCTAGGGGTGGTCGCTGATAGTGATTCTTTCCAATTTGGTGATTGTTGGAAAGAAATGAAAAGAGGGAGTGCTCACGCATTCCCTCTTTGTGTTATCAACTAACAATCTTTTAAACCTTAAAAACCTAACCTATGAAAAAACTCCAAAATGTACAACTCAAAAATATTAAAAACAAAAACTATTCCTCCTCACCTTTTGCCAATTTCGTCAACTTCTCGGTGAGGGCATTGGCAATCTCTCGTTTGTCTTCGAGGGTGACGGTCTGTAGCTTAGGACAGTTGAACTCCAACATTTTCAGGAAGGAGTTGACCTTATCTTTCGGCTCACATATCATCCAAGCTGACACAAAATCATCCCAAGCATCTCTGGTGAAGTCAGCAGCCAACTGACGGAACTCCTTCGTGATAGGAGCCTCGTAGCCTTTCTGCTTGCCTCCAGTCTTAGCTCGTCCCTTGGCGAACTGACCATTTGATGTTCTATCTTCTGCCATAAACTTGTATGAATTTTGGTGCAAAGATAATGCTTTTCGAGCAAACAAGAATTATATCCGTTAAAAATGCAGTTTTGTTCTTGCAAGTTGAATGGATATAACTCTTATATAATAAGGTGTGAGTATCTTTGCGGTAGATTTTTTTAACGTTAAAAGATAGAATTATATGTTAGGTGCATTAATAGGAGCTGGACTATCTGTGGCATCTTCCGTGGCTGGTGGCATCGCCAACAGCAAGGCAAGGAAGAAGCAAGAGCAGATGTTGCAGCAACAACTAAAGGACAATCAGGCATGGTATGATAGAAAGTATAACGAAGACCCTACCAAACGTGCCGACACAGTGCGCTTGCTGACACAGATGCAAGAGCAAATCAAGAACAGAAACAAGGCTGCCAAGGGACGGCAAGCGGTGATGGGTGGCACTGAGGATTCCACTACAGCGGTAAAGGAGGCCAACAACAAGACCATTGCCGACACTACCTCTCAGATTGTTGCTGCCAATGAATCTCGCAAGGATGCCATTGAGCAGCAGTATCAGCAGAACAAGCGTTCCATCCAAGGACAGCAAATGCAGATGGAGGCAGAAAAGGCTGGAGATACTGCCAACGTGGTGGCTGGTGTGGCTGGAACTGCTGCCAATATCGCTAGTGCTCTTGATAGTGGTGGAGGTAGAAAGGCTGGTAAGAGACCTAGTGTGTCTTCTCCTTCGGCTACGGATATGGCTAACCTTGATGCCAAGGTGGGTGCTGTGCCTACCCAGCAACAGGTAGCGAGTGATTTGAATGATATGATTGGCGATAATGCGCCTAGAAAGAGAGTATAGCCTATGACTGCATTGAATACATTACAACAGAACAATGGCTTGAAGACCACACAGAGTGTGCTCAACAAGCAGCAAAGTGGTGTGGATGCCCAGCAGAAGGCGAACCCACAAGAGAATACTCAGCAGATGCAAGTGCCTACCTTCACGCAAAAGCAACTGGATGCCGCTGGCAAAAAGGTAGACCAAGCGAATGCAGTTCCAAAGGATGAGACTCCTACAATGAAGGAAGTTCGTATGAGAACCATCGCCAATCAACAAGGTGTGATGAATGGGATTCAGACCAATGGCGGTGTGGATGCCGAGGAACACGATAAGCCTTCCGTTCCTATCGTGAAGAAGGAACAACCTCAACAAGAAAAGCCCAAGCAAATGAGCTATGCCGATATGTTCAAAGCTATCTATGGCAATGGCGAGACTGAGCAGCAGAAGGCTAGACGAGAGAAGAAAGACAGAAGGAATATGCGTATCGCTGCACTCGGTGATGGCTTGCGTGCTCTTACTAACATCGTCTTCTCTACCAAAGGTGCTAAGGTGGTGCACAATCCTGAAAGCGATATGACGGCTGCGCAGCTAAAGCGCAAGAAGCTGATTGATACTCAGCGTGAGAAGAACAAGGCTGCTTGGCTGAATGGTTACTTGAAGGCTCAGGCTCTGGATGAGGAGGCAAGAAAGAATAACAATACCCTCTTGGAGCAGATGAGGTATCACGACATGACCAAGGAGAACAATGACATGAAGAACGAACTCGCCAAGCTGAGGATTGCACAAGGCGACAGAAGGCTTGACCTTAGCGAAGTCAAGATTAACTCTGATGCCGACTATAAGAACTTCATGAAGAAGTTGAAGACTAAGTTGGCGAATGGGGAGTTACAACATTGGCAAGCTATGGATGCCGCAGCATCTACTAGAGCCAAGAAAGCAGGAAGGAGTAAGGCAACCAAGGAAGACTATGATGCTGCATGGCTTGATATATATGGCTCTGACCCTAAGGGAGCTGAGCAAGCACAGGAAACTGTTGCTAATGCCGGACAAAAGCCAACACCTAAGCGTGCTGTTACTGCCTATCGAAAGAATAAGGCTAAGACAGCATCCAAAGGTGGTGGCTCTTCCAAGGGAGGTGGTAGCGCAAAAAGTAAATTCTCAATTTTCAAAAAAGAAAACTATGGCAATAAATAGTAAAGTACAGAAATTATATGATGCCTTGAAAGCTGATGGTGGAAATGTTGGTACACCAGAACAGTTCAATGCTTGGTTCTTTAAGCCAGGCAAGGAAGGCTACAAAAATAGAAAATCTGTTTATGATGCTTTCAAGGCTGATGGAGCGGATGTAGGTGATAGTTATGAGACCTTTGGAAAATGGCTCGGTCTTCATTCCACAACCCCAACTGTTGGTAAGTATCAGCAACAGATGTTCAATTCTGTTGACCCAACGAAGAACAAAGCATCCGAGTTGACACGTATGGCTGTGAAGACCGCTCATCGTGCTATGGATAATGTCCGTAAGCCTATGCGTGGTGCTGTGGTTAACAAGCAAGGAAAGAAGGTGGAGGGGTTTGACATTACTCCTGCAAAGACACTTGAAGACCTCAACCGTGAGTATGCTCAGGTGGTTACTAGCGGCTGGGAGAAGGAACAAGAGAGACAATCCTTATATAATACAACTCGTTCCCTTGATGAAGTTCAACGTAAGATAGCTGACCGTTATGAACAGATGGATGAAGCTGACAATGGCTTCTGGACTGCCATCCGTCATGCATCCCAAGGCATGAACGTTACTGGTGGTATGTTCCAACAGTATGATGATGATATGCGTAAGGAACTCATTGACCCTAAGTATAAGCAGTACTTAGTGGAAGCCAACTATCTTACACAGATGAAGAAACAACTCATCCAAGAGGAAGAGGACGCCGCTGCGCCTAACGATACCAAGTGGGATAGGTTCAAGCATTCTTCATCCAGTTTCATAAGTGGCATGGTTGACGAAGCTATCGGTCCAGATGCTTTTGATTTCGGTGGCTATAACAATGCGAGAGAGTCTGATGTGTTGCTCCGTATCAATGACCGTATGAATCGTGGTGTTGCCACTGATGATGATAGAAGACTCATGCAGGTTTTGAAGGATAAGCAAGAGATTGATAGTCGTATAAGCGAGAACAATGATGCCTATTCGTTTGGACGAGGTGCGTCACAATCTGCTGGCTTTGTTACAGACTTCTTGATAACTGGAGGTGGTGATTTCGGTGGTCTTGGTCGCTTGGGTGGAAAGATGGCTCTAGGTTTAGCTCGTAATACTTTGGCTCTGTTACGACACATGACTGATTTTTTGTGCGTTTTTTGACTGATTGCACCGAAAAAATCGTACCTTTG